CGCTTTAATCGCGTCCTCGCTCGGCATGACGAGGTTCATCTGCTTCAGGTATTTGGCGAGAGCCTTGTCGGCTTCGGTCTTGTTCGGATGATCACGGGAGACTTCCCGGCCATCGTGACCCCTGACCCGCCACTTCGAGGCTTCGAGGAATTCAACTCGCGCCAGCGGTTCGCCATCGGTCTTTGACAGCGGAACGACACTCGGTTCGGCATCGTGCTTATGCGCGACAGTGTTCGTTGCAATGCGATCAACCGCGACGTGCGCGGGATACTTCGGCCAAAGCTCAACCGTCACTTCGCCGTTGTCGGCCTTGTTCGTCACCGTCAATTCAACGTCGAACGAGCCATCCTCAGCCCGGACCCTGATGCGGTCCATGACCAGAAGCTTCGATTTGTGGTTGTCCCAGTACGAGGCTTGGAGAATGTCTTCGAACGTATCCCCAATTGGGAGATTCTTGACCGTGTAATAGTTGGTATCGTAGCCGCCGACATCGACGTGGGCGATCATGTGAGCCGGGAGTTTCTTGAGCATTTGGGTTTCCTTGTCGGACGAAAACAGAAAAAGGCGGCCAATTGCTCGGCCGCCCGATTTGACGTGCGTTAAGGCGAGATCAGGTCGTCTTCAGAACGCTGACGGCACCCGAAGCCGTGCTGATTGCGGTCACAGCCGCAAAACCGCAGGTCGGAGCGGCCGTCGAACCAGTGTCGATGACCCAGACGGCATCGTTGAGACGCATGCCGATCTGCATTCCGTTCGTGAAGTAGGACGAGCCAACAACGGTCGCGATCGGGTCAGACGACCGATAGCCCCAGATGTTGCCGCCGCCCGACATCGTCGCAAAGCCGACCGAAGCCGTAGAGGCGCCGACCGTGCTCGACTGACCGCCAGCAAGACCGCCGGCAATCAGGAACGGAGGGTTCGAAGTAGAATAAGACATGGTGTTATCCCTCCCCTATCACGATGCCACAAGAGCAGAGCCGTCGTGGATCATCTGGACCACGCCGGAGTTCTGCAGCAGCTTCGAGCCCATGTAGAGCGTCGCGCGGCTGTAGGAACTGTCCTGCTTCTTGTCGTAGTCGACAACGACGTCCATATCCTTCGTGTTGGCGGCAAAGCCAATCGAATTGCGGTGATAGACGTAGCACTTCTCAGCCGACGTACCGACCCCAGTCACCTGCGGGTTGATGCACCAGTTGATGCCGTTCCAGCGCCACATCCTGCGGACGGGGCCGGTCAGCGGCTTAACGTCGACATACATGCCGTTCGAGAATTCCGAGTTCTCCGTGAGATAGCCACGGAAGCCACCCGAGATCACGCCGAACATGTTGTCCTCTTCCCAGATCGGCACGCCGTTGTTCGACAGCGTGGTCAGAGCCACGTTGACGAGACGGAGCGAAGCCGTCTGAGCAGCACCTGTGTCGAGGGTTGCCGTGTCGAGCTGAGCAAGAATGGACAGGTCGATGGCACGGTTCATCACCGAGATCGAAGCCTGCTGCATGGCTCGCTTCTGGTCGCCCTGCGAAGCAAAGATGTTGAAACTCGTTTTCTCAACAACCTCAGAACTCTGAGGTTAGACTGTAGCTTCCCCCGCAGGGGTTTGCTCGCTCAGTCGTTGCGGGTGGATGCGTTATGAAATGCTAACAGTTGCTCTATCTTGTGCTTTTTAAAGCGCGAGTGAGCCACTAGCTTGGACAAGAAGGGTACGGCGAAAGAGCTATGCTTGCGCCCGAGACTTCTTTCCCAAGTCATGCAGTTCGGATTGGTAGAATGCTGTCTGATGTAGCCGCCATGTGTCTTGTGAATGAGCGCCAACACCGAGGTATCATTCTTGTGGCATGAGGCGTGGACCGAGGCTTGGTAGTCGTACCTTTGCTGCCCACCATAGACGCCGTTTTTCCGAAGCCCGGCTCGGAAGGAGCCGTTGCCGTCGAGATAACCAGCAAGCCAAGTATGAGACACAAAGTTCTTCGCCTTTAACGGTCCACTGTCACTGCGAGAGTTTTTTGAGAACTCCCGCCAAACATCGCATTCTTCTTCCGAAAGCAGATTTCCTCGATTGTCTTTCCAAGCATCAAACATGCGTTGAAGGTGCTTACCCTTAACGCACATATGTTTGACCAGCCTCGGCACCAACATTTCAAGTTGAGATCTTTTGGTGACCGTCCACCGAACCGATGTGTGCTTGCTGAGGTTGTATCCTTGCTGGACATCAACCGTGCCGAACCCTGTCAGCTCTGGCAGCTTCGCGACGAAGCCATGAAAGTCCACTGCGCTTGAGGCCGATATGGCGATTGCAAATCGCATAGCGTACCCGTCACGGTTAGGACAATCTTTGTGGAAACGGAAAGAGATGGACCCATCGGAATCGAAAAGTCCAGCGAGGTATTTGATTAGCACTTCTTGCAAACTCGACCCCATGATTGTGAAGGGGGAGAAATCCTTCCCTCGTGTTGCGCTATATTACCATATTTATATAGCGTTTTCACGTTATTCAGAGCAAATTCCGCTAATTTAACGGAGCGTGAGTTTCAACCAACGTGCACGAGTTCTGAGCGTTGGAGATGACGCCATACGGGATAAGACCCGAGACGCCGCGCTGCACGGCTACCGCGCCACCAGAACCGGTTACGAGGAAGACCGCGGTATTTCCTTTGATTACCGCCTCCTGAACAGTCGTCGGACGAAGCAGTGCATCACTGACTTCGAACTGAGCGACATATTCCTGGCGGTACTGAGTCTGATATGCTGTATCAGTCATATCTCACTACCTTCAGATGAGTTGCTGGGGATTAGTTCGAGCCATTTCGCAAAGGTTGTCCGGCGTCCGCCGCGTGTCCGGGTTGTCCTCGTGAGAGGGGCCGAGACGGCGTTCGTTCGGGGCTTCTGCTGCTGGCGATAGTGTCCTGGCTTTAGAATGCGGGGCCGTTACCGGGTTGTCCGCGAATGGCGCAGGGCGCGAACCTGCAAGCGTCTTGCAAGTTCGAACGCTACGTCATGTCAGATGTCGCGCCGTTTCCGACGCAGAGTGTCGACGTTGTTCTTGGAATTCGGGTTTGGGAATCCAAGATTGGTCAAAGTTTCAGGATTAATTACACGCATATTGGAATCCGAATTGGCCGGTGGCGTTCGAACAATCCCTGTATCGTTCGTCTCACGAGTATCGGGACCGGCCCAGACATCTTCCGGCTCGCCCGATCCAATCAAGGGATTAGGAACCGGACCACCGACGCGCATGACCTGCGGTGTGTTGACCGCTTTCGCGAGCGTCATCAGCGATCCCATCAGCCGCGCTTCCTGCCTTCTGCGGCTTCTAACTTTCTGCGAATTTCGAGCGCTTCCTCGTCCAATTTTTCACGGAAGTACCTAGACGGATCGGTCTGGAGAATCTTCTCGATCTCAGCAAGGCGGTTCGTCGTGTTGGTTCTAGCGTCTCCGTAGAGCATTGCGCCTTCGCCGTACTTGTCCTTGGCCTGGTTTAAGAGCCAATCAGCAACGCCCGGTTTGTTGATCAAAAGCCGGCCGTCCGGTGCACGGGCGCCGGCGAACAACTGCTTGAACCCATCGGGGAAGATCTCACTGTCTGAAAGGTAACGGTCGACCAGTTTCAGGTTTGGGCGAAACTCGTTGTTCCAATTCGCTCTGAGTTCGTCCGTTGCCCGTTCCTTATCTTCCTTGTCGGCAAGGTGCTGCTCTTCTTTCTGCTGGGCAACAAACTTGCCGTACCAGCCAAGAGCCGCATCGACGACGGGCTGCGGAACATCAGCGGCATGAAGATCGGTCAGGAAGGACTCGAGGATCGGCTCGTCCTGTTCGGTCCATTCGTAACTATCGAGCTCGGGGATTTCGTAATCCGTCGGTGCCTTCGGGACACCCATCTCTTCCCGCCATTTGGCCTTGTCTTCTTCTGAGGCGTTCTCGGGAAGCTTGCGGACGTATTCGCCTGATGAAATCTTCTGCTGTAGAGCCCAATAGGACTTTCCAAGAGATTCAGGATTTGTGAAGCGCTTGAGCTGGGCTAGGCGTTTCTCGTCGCCGGCTGCAAGGGCTTCGCGCCAGTCTTCCCGCCACTGGGCAGGGGTTTTGGAGCCAGATCCTTCGGAACCTTCATGGCCTTCGTCGCCGTCATCAAGGATCGAACCTGTGTCACGGGCTGATCCGGCAGGCGTTTTGGATGCTTCCGATCCAGCCTCAGACTGACCGGGGGCTGGAGTAACTTTGTCTTCGGTTTCAAGTTGGGCGTCGTCGCGTTCCATGCTTTCCCTCTGTCGGTAGAGTCGGTGTCGGTTTCGGCGTTACGGCGGGATGCAGCATTTTCCTGAGCTGCAAGCCCGCAAATCGTTTTCCTTCGGCAAATGTCGTGTCCCGGTCCCCCGTTGGACCCGGACGAAAGCTCATATCGGCAAACTCATCCCCGGCCCCGGTGACGTACATCATCCAAGACCAGACCAGTTTCTGCTGACCATCGTTGGCTGTGCCGCTGTGTAGAGCGCGAACGGCGTAGACCACTTCATCGTCGTAATCGGCGGGGAACCAAGGGTCTTTCTTGGCCTTCCAGTTTCTCTGCGATGTCATGCGGCTCTAGGGGTCAGGGGTGTCGGTTTCTGCTGTTTCTGTGGTGCTGGCAGAGCTTTCATTGGCTGGCCCTGTCCCGGTGACAGCATGGCTTGGCCTACCCTTTGAGAGGCGTCGGCGACCTGGCTGGCGAGCCCTGCTCCTTGTGACACGGTCTGAGCCGCGGCTTCAGCGGCCTGTTGCGCCTTCTGCTGCTGTGCGTCTTGTTCCATTTCTTCGTCCGTGCGGCGCCAATCGGCCGGCACACCGATGCCGCGGATCGCATCGTCGCGAGCTTTCGAGAGGTTTGTTCTGGGAACCGTGACACCCGCCTGATTGGCCGAGGCTTCGACCTGGAGGGCTTCCTGATACTGCTGAACGAGGATCCGGTCTGAGACCTGCTGCATCGGGTTGATGAACTTCCACGTCGGCGGCGTACTGAGTTTCCTCAAGCGATCCGGCATCAGTGAAAAGTCGTAGTGGCCCATGTTCTTTTCGACGGCGAAGGTCTTGTCGAGCAACTGCGTGTTGTATTCGGTCTCAACCGGCTCGATGATCGGCAGCAAGTTCCGGACGTGCTGCTCCAAGAGTTGGGAAATCTCATAGGCCGTGCGCTCTGTTCCGCTGTCCGGCAGGCTCAACTTGTCGATGAAGAAGGCCCTGGAAAGCGTCTCGCGTAACCCCTGCTGCATGGCAAAGGCGGTCTTCATGTCGGCGCCGAGGTTGATCGGGGAGAAATGGTCCGAGACCTTTCCATCCCCCTCAATATCGGCCCATGTGATCGCTCCGGCCTGCAAACTTGCGTCCCGGATAACTTCATCCCGGGCGATCATCGGCGGGTTGATCTGCTTCTCACCAGCTTCGAGGATGATCGAGGCCAACGCCTGAGCCATGCGCGTATCTGGCAATGACGTCATGGCCGCGGGGGAAAACGAATACTGCGACCCGGAGATGGTCTGCCACCGCGGCACCATGTATGGGAACGTCGCGCTTGGGGCCTCGCGGATGATGCACTCGTTGTCCTGGTCGATGTAGACCACGATGAACGGCAGCTTGCGGCGCTTGGAATCCCCAGAACCACTACCGAAGGAATCGTACTCGTCGGCTGGCAGCGCCACCACGCGAAGGTTGAATTCTTTGTTCGGCTCTTTCTCCGCCGCTTTCTTGATGGTCTGGTGCAATTCCGCGGGTTTGAACTTCCGCATCATCGCCCGCGCGCTCATCTTGTCCTTGCGGTGCAGATGATCGATCTCGCGGACTTCGTTCTCGAGCCAGGCGCAATCGCGTAAATGGTGGCAGCGGTAGAAAATGTGTTCCCGGTCGGGAGACTCTTCGATCGAGATGACGGGCTGGCCAAAGCTGACGTAGTCGTGGTCGCCTTCTTTCGTCGCCCGGATGAACTTGGCGCGAGCGTCATACATGGCGGCGCGCGTCGTGGTCGTGATGTATTCCAGGAACTGAGCGCAGGCGGGATCATTGTCGATATCGTCGATCCCGGTCGAGCACTTGAACCAAGGCGCCTGACGAGGGCGAAGCATTCCGGAGAGCGAGTTGCCGAGTTCTCTCCGGGTTAGAACCGGAAACGAATCTGCAAGGTGGGCTGAGAACTCTTGTCCGAGAATGAGCGGCGTGATGAAGTCCGCCCGTTCCGGATAGATGTTGATCGCGATTTCCTGGCAGAGAGAGTCGTAGGGCAGTTTTGTCGTAAAGAGCTTGCCGCCGAGGTCCAAAAGCTCTTTCGCACGCGCATCACCGGCCATCAGGTTCCCTCCAACTCAATGTCACGCTGGAAATCAGGAACCGAGGTTCGTGTTCTGATACGTTCCGGAACCGGTGAGGTTCGTCGAATCCCGGCCACCACCGGCCAGAATGCGGCGGCGCTGCTGATCCTGTGCCGCAAGAGCCGCGGGATCCTGCTGATCCGGCATCTTGACGACGGGCTGCTGTTTCGGGGCCGAGAGGCCGAGTAATCCACCCATTTACCTTCTCCTACGTTTAGCTGCGTCACTGACGGCTGCGAATTTGGGTTTTTCGGAAAACCATGAACTGTGCGGTCCGCCTTTGCCTTTGCGGACAGCGGCATCGCCTTCAGAGAGTGCCATGACGACAGCATCACCCTTGCCAGGTGAGCGTCCTAGGCGATCACGGAGGTCATCTTTCGATTCAATCAGGATGCCGCGAAGCGTCGGATCGAATGTCGGCGCGGCAAGATCGGACCTCAGTTCCGGATCCGGAGGCAGGGCGATCGGTGAGCCGCCCGGTTGGTCGGGGTCAAGAGCTTCGCGGAACTTCCACCATGCCGCGGCGCGGCGATTGGCAAAGCGCAATAGGCCGTCTTTTGTCCGCGCGGTGGATGTGTTCGCGCCGTTGAATGGGACGCATTGAATGCCATTGTCTTTGAGGCGCATGGTGACTTGACCACCATATCCGCCGCCAACATCGACAATGATCGCGGCATTGTCCCGGCGATGCGCGATGATTGTTGCCGCCGCCGATGAGCCGTCCGCCGTCTGCTCGCCCTTTGCGGTAATGATTTCGGCGTACCAAGCGCCATGCCGCCAAGCGAGTTCAGCGGCGTCCTTACCACCACCGGCTGGGTCGAACCCCATCGCCGTCATGGCAAACTCTTTCCAGCCGTCCGGTTTCCAGCGAGCCTGGGCTTCTATGATCCACTGCGTTGGAATGACCTGACGTTCGGCATCCTGCCGTGCAGCCATGAAGTTACCGTCACGCACTGCAGAGCGGATTGGCTCCGGTAGAGCGTCAAGCTGGGCCTGATAGTTCGTATTGACGAGAAACGGGTTGTCTCTCAAGGCCGCGGGAATGAACGTCCGCGACAGGGGAATTGACGGTTTGTCAGCACCGGGAAACTGAACCGGCGTTTGATCTGCGACCTCGACGTCGTTGCCGTCCGGATCAGTGACGAACCAGCGCAATTCTCCGTGCCTAGCTGGCTTGGGATGCGTCAGGTCCAGCCATGGCCGGAACATCCCAACAATCCAATCACCATCGGCATCAACAGGTGGGTTTGTTCCGAGAACGGCACGGCAGCGTTGCCCCGGCGTCGTCGATCGGATCCAGCCTAGGTGAAACCGGACTTGAAGTTCGAGGAACTGTGTTGCTTCGTCGAAATACTTGAGGTCGAACGGAATGCCCTGCCAATCCTGTTCGTCGCCTAAGCGTTGATTGGCGCCGAATTGGATGTAACGATCCCCCGCCCTCAAAAGCGGCGGCGGCGAACCGTTAAACCCATCCCGTGATCCATTGATCTTGATCGCACGCTCGGTCAGGCCGGATAGGTTTGCATACTGCCGACGCATGATGAGCGAACGCTCATGCGAGGTGAATGCCAGGCCAAGGCCGAGGTCACTTTTGCCGCCCCCGCCCTGGCCTCCGTACAAGAGCACATCAGCTTCGCAGTAGAAGGCGTCCGTTTGCGGCCCTGGATTGGGAATCCATTTGAGGTCTTTCGTCGCCTCAAAGGCCGCAGCCTCGATTTCCTTGCGTTCCTCGGGCGGCAGAGCATTGAGCCGCCCGATAATGTCATCCAGCAGAGACGTCACGTTTTGTCTCTTGCCGTCCTATTGCGCGTCCGAGCATGTAGGCGATGCGACGGGCCTTCTCGAGATCAGAAACATCTTTGGTTTCGATCGGGCCGCCGTCCTTGCCCGTGACCTCGCTCTTGTCAGACAAGCCGAGATCGCGAGCGATAATGTTCGCGTTCAAAAGGTCAGAGGCGGCACCAGAAAACTTCTGCTGGTAGATGACCTGCTCTACGCGCGTAATGACGCTGAATAAATCGGAGCGGTTCTTTCTCCAGAGAGCCCAAGTTGTAGTGTCAATATCAAGAAACAGGCAAAGGCCAGCTATGGTCATCGCCCGCATCTTGGCAACTGGTTCGTGACTGGCTGATCCTTGGAACGTGACTAGCCGGTCTTCAAATAACGGGTGATTTTCAACCCATTCGAAATACTCGCAACAGGCGTCCCAAAGGTCTTCGGCCTTTTCGAAGCGAGGGTTCGCGCCATGCGATGAGCGAGCAAGCCAAGCCTTGTTCCCGGACGAGAACCTGCCTGATGCGTCTCGACCTTCCATACTCACCCCTCCACGCTCGCACCATTCCTGCCTTTACGGCGGGCTAGGTGCTTGGATGGACTTATGATCTCTTCGGGGAGTTCCACGCGGACGAAGCCGGAGTCGATCGCTTCTGTCGCTGACATTGAGGTGAGCTTTGGGTCGCAGAGGTTCGTGTTCGTCTTGGGCGGCCTATTCAGCTTCGGCCGATCGTACTTCTGCATCATCCGGTCTGAGACCCAGACGGTTTTCATGTAGGCGATGTCGTCGACTGCACCCTCGAGGAAGGCGAGTTCT